TAGCCCATGTGAATTCAATTGATTGGTCAACAAGTATGGGTTTTCCCTATAGGAAAAATAAGAAACATTTTAGAGTCCCCTTAATAGATAGTGATACTAGATTTACATTTACGAGTGATATAATGCTTGAAATAGAGAAAATAATGCTTAAATATAGAAATGGTGAATGCTATAATCCTATATTTAGTGCTTCCATTAAAGATGAAGTTATAACACCAGAAAAAGATGAGATAGGAAAATTACTTATATTCATGGGTGCATATGGTCCATGGGTTATAGTAGTTAGAATGCTGTATTTATGGTCGTGTCGCTTGATGCAAAGTAAGCCTTATATATTTGAAACAGCAGCTGGAATGCAATGTCATTCTGATGAATGGGAGATAATGTTTAAATATTTAACACAATTTGGAGATGATAAGATAATAGCTGGTGATTATGCTGGTTATGATACAAATGATGACACATTAACAATTATATATGCCTTTAAAGTATTATTATGGTTGGCAGAAAAAGCAGGAGTATCATCAGATGATATACGAGCTATGGAATGTGTGATGGAAGATACAACCTACAATGTTGTTGAATATTGGGGTATTATAATTAGATTTGCAGGATGTTTACCATCTGGTTTTCCACTCACTTTATTAATTAATTGTATAAAGAATAGTATATATATGCGATGCGCTTATATGAAATTGTCTCCTGATCAGGATTGTAAGGACTTTAGAAAGAATGTAGCATTGATGACTATGGGTGATGATAATATATGTGGTGTTTCAGAGAATGCTCCATGGTTTACACATACTAATATAGCTAAAATATTTGGTGAAGTTGGCATAGTATATACTATGGATGATAAGAAAGCAGAATCAGTGCCTTATATTTCTATATATCAGGCATCATTTGTCAAGCGTAAATGGTTATTTAATAATACATTACAATTACATGTTTGTCCTTTGGCAGAAGAATCAATAAAGAAATCACTATTCTGGAGAACACAATCTAAACATGTTGCACCTGAAAAACATGCAGTTATAGTTATAGGAGATGCTTTACGAGAATATGCATATTATGGAG